GCACAGTCTCTTGCCTTTCGTAGAGCTATACGGAGGTGTTACCCTGAAACATACAACTATGCTGTCTGAATTAAGACAGTTCTTATCGCTGTTCAATTAGTTTATAAGCTAATTTAGAAACGGATAAGAGCACCCTAGCTAGGTGTCAATAGTGTACATTTAGACCTTAGTGGTCTGATTGTATAACGTATGTGAAAGGACTTGTACTGTGCGTCTTTCAATGATTCTCTTTCGAGGGGATCAATTGTTAGTAAGCTGATAAAACTTACCATTTTTTACTATCCAGGAAGCATAATGTATCGCTCACCTACTTCTACTATCCACAGTCGCAAGGTTGCACTTGATGAACTCAAGCCGACTTTCGCCGATTTCGTGATTCCATGTTATGACGTTGCTGTTATGACTGGTGATGGTAAGGTCCTGTCTCCTTCTGGTGGATTTGGCTTTGAAGGCCGGTCCCAGGAAGTGAGATTGCGTCAAGTGAAAAACGGGGTTTCCAACCCCAACTATAAGCGGTTAATTAAGGATCGTGTTAATGCCTCATCGGCATACGAGTCTCATCTCGTGCAAAGCTGCACCATGAGTCCAGGTACTATACACTTTGGACCTCATCCGTTCTACCCGTATAATTCGGTAGAAACTGAGGTTCATTCGTGTGCTTGGGCACAGTGGGGTAGCTTGATCCAACCTTCCACAGCAATGCCTACGGATACTCTCACGAGTAATTCGGCCCTATCCAAAGCGATTGCTCGCCTGAATGAACAGGAGACACGCCTCGATGGTATGCCGTTTCTCAAAGAGACAGTCCCAGAGCTTCGTAACTCTGTGCAATCTTTAGCTCACGCTTCTGATACCGCTATGTTTCAAACCTTGAAAAAAGTTGATCACGAGCTTAACCGCTTGGGGTACGCTGGACGCAAGGTTAGGGCTGTAGCGCATCTGGCGAAAGTAGCTGCTGATGCATGGCTGACCTATAGTTTCTCGTTGATGCCTGGCATCAGCGATATAGAGACTTTGAGTCAGGTCGTCGCTCGGCAGATGGCGGATGTTAACCCGCCACCTGTGCGCTGTCAGACTCGTGCTGAAACACTGATCACCTATAATGCAAAACGCATCAACCTTGGAACAACAGGTTATGCGTCTGGTGGTCAGCTTCTCATGTACGGAGATGGACAACGCGTCCAAGAGCTTAGTTGTCAATATACACTTGCGGAGCAATTTATACCGTCAAGTGGCGTCAACTATTCCACGGCTGCACAATTAACACGCAACCTTGGATTGGATCTTCGCTCTTTCGTTCCTACTCTCTGGGAGTTAACACCTTTCAGTTGGTTTGGAGATTATTTCTTCAATATGAACGATGTGCTTGATGATGTATTCCTGTCTAGACCTAACAAGTTTATATATGGCTGCGTCACATGGTACATGCGAGAATTAACACATCTACGCAGTACCGGCGAAATCCTTTCACCTGTGCCTTACCAGTTCCTCACACCATTTGATGTACGGTGTGAGAGTGTCCATATGAAGAGGACACCTCTTAGTTCTGTCCCTTTGCGAAGTCTTTATTATCGACCTAGCGAGATCATTTCTAAAAACTGGGTGGCAAAGGCGCTCAATTCTTCAAGCGCACTTTATCAGCAAGTGTATAAACGTGTCGTGAGTAAACATCCTAATATACGGATGTCTCCCGGCCTATAACCACATCAAGTCGTGAGACTTATGAGCACTGTCGTGATGACAGAAAAGGACATAAATCATGTTCACATTAACCACCCCGATTACGGGGTTAGCCCAAACTGGCTTTACGGCACCGACTTACACTATCCAGCAGGATACTGCTCCGGTAGTTAACGGCAAACAATACGCCGTTACAGCATTAGGTGGTACTCAAGCAGGTGTTACGACACACTCCGTGTCTTCGCCTTTTACCTTGTCCATCTTTCGCCCTGTCCAACCGAAAAGCCTCCCACCCGCCAATCCCATCACTGGGGTTATTAAGAATGTTCCGATTAACAAATATAAAGTTATCGGTCGCAAGGGTGCCCTTCCTGCAGCTAACCAAGCACCTCAAACGGTGATGGCGAAACTGGAGTTGGACATCCCTGCGGGCTGTGATTCATTCTCAGCCGCGGAAATACGTGGTCTTCTTTCAGCTATGCTCGGTGCGCTTGCGCAACAACCGGCTGGCCTGGGAGATACATGTATTAACGGCATTCTTTAATCGTACTTAGGTACGTTGGCGGCTATTAGGAGATATCTTATGGCCTTTCCGTTTAACAAAATGGAATCAAAGCGTGGAGTAAGTTATGCTGAAAAAATCAGTTTGCTCACTGCTGCTATTGATCTTGATCTTTCTCACTACCGACGCAGAGGAGTCAACCCTAGGGTTGATTTTGCTGTCGAACGTATGCGATCTCGCTATAAAAAGCGAATCCTTCCGGCTATAGCTAATCCGGAGTTAGAGAGAAACGCGGTTAAAAAGTTTATGGAGTCTAATGAAGCGATGAAGTCCTTTAATCAGGATTTTACTCTTCAATTCGACGATGAAGTCTTACAAGAGGCTAAGTCGTTTATCCATTTCATGCTCCTCAAAGGAACACAAAACTTGAGAGCCTCTGGCCGTGTTGCTACCTTTGATCCCTGCGACGTACTAGATCTTCCTATCCTCCTTGGAGGTTTTAGGCTTGGTCCGCGTGCGTGCAATGGGTCAGATGCACTTGCCCATGTGGAAAAGACATCTGAGGTACTCAAAGGTACAAGATCTGTTATCCGCTTTCGGCGCCTTGTCGGCGCACGTCTCCCTCTTCTCCGGTCTGCGCTTTACTATGCAGTATCGGATGAGGAGAAACATATCGTTAGTGGAAGCAGCCTGTCGTGTGTTCCAAAAAATGAAGACACAGTTCGCACTATTGCCTCTGAACCTGCCTTTAACCAAGGTTTGCAGCTCGCTGCAGGCAGTTATCTGACGTCCTGTCTGATGGCTGTAGGTTTAGATATTCATGACCAACAAGAGAAGAACAGGCTTCTTGCCTATCTTGCTAGCATTGTTGGTGATTCGAACTTGAGTGAGGGTCTATGTACAATGGATCTAGCTTCCTGTTCGGATCGCATTGCGATTATGCTCGTTAAAGCACTCTTCCCGGACTCTTGGTTCTGGTTGTTGATGAGTATACGCTCTCCGGTCGCAAACGTACCGGGAGTAGGTGTTGTGAAGTTAGAAATGATCAGTACCATGGGGAATGGTTTTACGTTTCCCTTGATGACAATGATCATCCTATCACTCGTATACGCTACTGGCCGAGTTATGCTCGGTTGGAAACGGAATACGTTTGACAAAGGTTGTGTAGGCGTCTTTGGCGATGACATTATTTGTCCATCGACCTTGGCCGCCCCTTTGGCTTCTGTGCTCGCTCGTTGCGGGCTTGTCGTTAATTTCGATAAGTCTTATACGGACGGGTACTTCTATGAGTCATGTGGAGGCGACTACTACTGTGGATACGATGTTACACCCGTATACCTACAGAGTTTCCGCAATGACCCGGAACTTTTCATTTGTATTAACCAATTAATAAGTTGGTCGACCAAGCATGATGTTTCTTTGCTTGGATCGATTTCGCTTCTGTATGGATTTTTATCTCCATATGGTAAGACATGCCTAGTTCCTGAATGGCAGTCAGATGACGCCGGTATTCGTACCAGTGATTGTCCGCGTGTGTATAACTCCTATAAGGTTGTACCAAACATGTTAGTTGCTGATCTAGCTCCCGCGGATAGCGAATTGAGGCAGATGGATGTTGATCGGATGCTCTTCCTCCACGGAAGAGGCGATTCCGATATCCTCACCTTGAACGCTATTGGGGGCTATATATACAGTGAAAAGTATAACCTGATTGCCACAAGAGTCCACAATGGTCGTTTGGTTATAGACCATAAAATCCTACCCCGTAAAAGGGCGGATCGTGAGGCTTTGAGGCGCTCTCTGATATGCTATGTTACCGCAAATCGTGGTAACATCAGAGAGACAAGTTATACTAGGCAGAAAGACATTGGTTTACCGCAAGGATATACCAATGGGAGGCACAGGGATTCAATCCCTGATGCAGGAGCGAGTAAGCGACGGTCTCATATCGTAACAATTATGAGTGCCG